GCTTCCCATCTTGCCTGCCATCAGTGCGCCCTGACGCACAGCCTCGTCGATCTCACGGGCCAAGTCCTGCTTCTCCTGAGCGGTCATCTCCTTGGCATCATCCCAGCCGTGCTCATCGAAGCCAGTGCCTGAGCCTGAGCCACCACCCTTGCCCTGTCCGCCGTTCTTGAGGTCGTGGTAGACCTGTGCACTATCCCAGCCCGCATACTTCTTGTCGTAGCAGCCGATCTTGAGCGGGCCAGTCATCTTAGCGAAGCCGTCCGCTGCGTTGTCGTCCACCAGCTTGACGTTAATCACATAGTCACAGGCCGCGTTGGCCAGCTTAGCGTTCTCGTCATACATCCAGCGCCACGTGGTCAGGTGACGATAGAGCTTGTGATAGCACTCGTGCAGCACAAGGAAGCGCAGCTCGGCATCGCTCAGTGGATCGCAGAAGGCACGGCCATAGACCTCGTCCCTGCCGTTGGTGTAGGCAGTCGGACACTTGGCAGGATCGTCCTCGATGCGGCGTCCACCGATCATCAGAATGCCCGCAAGGGCGACGTATTTGGGGTTGGCCATGATGTCGATCACAGCCTTCTGGAGCCGCTGCTCCAGTGTTAGTGCTTGGCCTAACATAAACATCTATTTGTTCTCCTCGGCGCTCTCACGGATGCGCTCATCTGTGTGCATGTCATAGTCATAGAGTTTCTGTTGGACCGCACCTTTGGTGCGGCCTAGTCGTTTTGCGATAGTCTCCAAGGTCAAGCCGTTGCGCCAATGGCTGAACAGCTTGGTAAGTTCTGATGAGGTCCACCGCTTCCCATCGTTCTTGGCCATGGGCTTACCGCTTATCAGCGGCGAAGAGATAGCCGTTCTGCATGGCCCACTGGGTGAACTTCCCGTTGGTCATAATCAGAGCCTGCTTGCCATACTTGGGGGAGCGCACGCCGTTGGCGAACATACCCTGTGCCTCTTTGTCCAGCCGGTCCATGTAGACCATCCACGGGTTGATGAGGTCCTTGTCCATCGCAGCCAGCGTCCGGTAGACCACCATGCACACGGCAGCGGCAGATGACGGCACCTTGGCGGTCTCGGGCGTGTCCTTGATAGACTGTAGCGAAGGCAGCTGGTCAGCCAGCTTGACGAAGGCCATCAGGTCCATCGCACCACGATCACCGATAGTGCCCATCAGGGCAGCGGTCACAGTCATGTCGTCCATGCCATCACGTGACTTTAGCACGTCGGACGCGGCCTCAAGGCTGCGAGGCGTGACGAAGGCTGCACGCTGCTGCTTGGGGTGGAAGATGTAGGGGTTGTCGTCCGGGTTCGGGTGGTCGTCGAAGGAGTTGAACAGTTGCGGGTTGTCCTTGCACCAGCCCAACAGGGTGTGGTCCACGCCGTTGTTGATGCCCCACTCGATCCACTGCATGTTGCTCGGCTTGCGGGCAGTCACGACAGTGATGCGGTTGCGGGCATGAGGCGGCAGCAAGTCACCTACCCCCTCGGCACCAAGGTTGGTCGTCGCGAAGATCACGCTGTCCTCGTGCAGTTCATAGCTACCGATCTTGCGCTCGAGCATGAGGCGTAGCAGGGCATTCTTCACAGACGGGTTGGCCTTACCATACTCGTCGATCATCAGGATGATCGGCTTCTTGTGATGCGCACCCAACTCCTCGTTGGTGGCATAGGTGACGTAGTCCTGCTCGTCCTCCTGATTTGTTACTCTCAGGTCCACGTCATGCGTCATGGGGTTCATCTTACCCACAAGCCGCGACCCAGCGCCAAGCCCAGCCCCCTTGATATTCGGCAGGGTGATGTCACCCAAGTCCTTGGTCGTGCAGTCGAAGTAGCACGCCGTGTGGGTCGGCATGGCAGCCGACAGGGTGCGAAGGAGCGAGGACTTACCCGTCCCCATGTGGCCCTGCACCAGCACAGTGCGCTTGTGGCCCACGGCCTTGATGAGGGATGCGCACTGATCGAGGTCGATCTGATACATCGCAGTTGCATTGTTCGTCATTTGGATTGTTCTCCGTAAGATGTTTTGGTTGTCGTGTTAGTCTGTTGCCTAACGCCCGATCACAGATCGAGCGAGGGCAGGTTCTTGATGGCTGCGTCGATGGCCTGTTTAGTTTCCCGGCGCAGGTAGGCGTCGTCCTTGAGGTCCTCGATAGTCACGCCCTTGAACGTCTGAGACAGCCGCCGCTGCATCAACTGCATCTGCGGATCGCCCGTCAGGTTGCACGTCTCCATCATGTCGATAATCTCCAGCGCCCGATCAAACACAGTGGCATAGATACCCGGCGCACGCTTGGCGTCCTCGGTCTTGTCGGACAGCTGGGCCGACAGCGTGGACAGGGTTTTATAGAGCCGTTCCCAGATGTCCCGCATGGCTGCGGCAAACCAGCCATCGAAGTGCGACTCATACTGCTCCTTCAACGATGCCAGTGCCTCGTTGCCAATGTCCAAGCGCCAGTCGCCAGCCTCGGGCAGCGGTATATAGTTGAACTTGAACGAGAACTTCTTGCGGATGTCATCGGCGGTAGGGTAATCCCTAACATCGAACAGGTCACCCAGCTTGGCCTGCACCTGCGACACCTCGAGATCGTAGACGTCGATCAGTCGGTCCACCATGCGGTAGAACTCAGCCTGCATGGCGCTCATGTTCTTGTGGTATGCGAAGTATCGGGCGGTGGGCAGCAAGCGCGGGCCCGAGTCCGACCACGGCAGGGTGCTGTTGCGGTTGACGCTGTGCGCGTGAGCACCGAACTTGACCAGCGCATCGAGTTCATCGCAGTCGCCCAGCAGGCTCTTAGTCACCCGCGCCACACCCTTCTGTGCGTTGTTGGCCGACGCGACTTCCTCGGAAGCGCGCTTGTCCCCTTTGCGCCCAGCCCACATGCTGATGCTGAGGTCGACCAGCATGGACGACGATGAGATCGAGGGCACCACAGGTGCGAAGTTCATTTCGAGTTGAGACATGTTATTACTCCTTGGTTCTGGTTGGTGTTAGTCGTCAGACTAACGGGGTTGTCTTGTTCAGGCCGAGTAGGTTGGCCTTGTTGGTAATCAGTGTAGCCCCCTGCTTGTGGGCTATTGGTGCCACGCACCATGAGGTGCGCGCTTCTCTTGCCGCCTTGTCGCCGCAGGTGAGACAGGTCTTGTAGCCCAGAGCGGCGCGGCGTAGCGGGTAGCTTGCCCCGCAGTCGACGCATTCGGCGTTGTTTGTTGGGCCTTTCATCTCTCCTCCTTGCTACACGTGTGCGTAGGGTTCGAAGTCATCGGGGAAATCATCTTCATGCAGTGGGGGATTATCGGCAGCCTGCTGCCACCACTTAGCCAGTTGTGCCACGCCCTCGGGCGTCTCGCTGCCAAGGCAGGGGCTGGCGTGACCGAAGAGACTGTTGTCCTCGTTGTAGTATACCTCCCGCAGTTCAAACCAATCCTCGCCGCCGTTGCCGGACGGCATGTTCACGAAGCGAAAGTCCCAAGTGCTCATTTCATTTCCTCCTTGTTAGTCGTCAGCCTAACACCTTCCTCCAGCCAGACGTTGTCCGCCTTGCCGAAGTAGAATACTGCACCGTTGCCGTTGACCCGGGCCGTGCGTGTGCTGACCTTGAGCCATGTGATAGGCGGGCTGGTGTTGGGCCCACCCCACGAAGTTCTGAGTGTGCGCTGTAGCTGAAAGATACCGCCGACAGGCACGTTGCCGAATAGGCCGTGAACGATGAAGCGCATGTCAGCCTCCGATGCCGCAGACGAGTAGCATCAGGCCGTAGCCGATGGCGAACAGGCACACCGCGCCGAGCGCGTCCTCGATCCAGTCTTTCATTTCATTCCTCCGGGTAGACGGGCAGGTCAGGGTTAACGTCGGCGTCAATGTCGATCAGCAAGTATTCGGCACCGACCTTCCGAGCGTAGACAAAGATGTGATACAGGTCTGCGGGCAGACCCTCGGTTTCCTCGGGGTCGTTAGGCACCCACATGAACCAGCCGTAGCCTCCCCATCCAGCGATGCTCAGCATCATGTTGCTGGTGGTCCCGAGCGCCTCGTCGTTCAACGTCTGAGCCGTCGATGTGCATATGTGGCCGATGGAGACGGTGAGCATCTTGCTCAGGTCGGCGTTAGGCGACGGACTAACAGTCATTTTGTTTCTCCCCGATGCTCTTGTCTTTCCCGCGCGCCGCATCGACGTGCAGGGCGTAGTGCATAATCACGTTCGCCAGTTGACCCTCGTGCATAGAGCACACCGCCTCCACTGACAGCCTCGGCTCCAGTAGGGCCACCGCACGGCGCAGCTTAATCAGCGCCCGCTCGTTCCTGCGAACGGTCAACGCCCTTTTCGGTGTCTTAGTCATCTCACGCATAAACTTTCTCCACCAAAAATTCGATGTCGTAGCAGTCACACGCCAGCACGCCGTATTCGGCAGCGTCGTGATAACGGGCGAAGTAGGGGGCATCTTCGATGCGGCCTATGAGTGGGGTTTTCCCATGTCCTACATCCTCGATGGTGTCTTGCAGCCAGCGGTCAAAGGCAACGGCCTCAGCCTCGTCGAGGGGCGACAGGTCGCCATAAAGCACGGGCACGATCCAGTGGGCGGGAAGGGAAAGTGTGATGGTCTCGAAAGCAGGCATTTGATTTGATCCTTTATAGGTTAGTCGCTGGACTAGCGGGGTTGTCAGGTTTGCTGGAAGGTCTTGTAGGTCTCTACCTCGAACCCTGCGCCATAGACGCCTTGGCGGGGGTAGATGCGGCGTGGGCGCGGAGCGCGGGACTGCACTTGCTCGCTAGTCGCTAGACTAACGCCACTGATGGACTGCATATTGCCGGGCGCGTTGCCCGACCCTACGCGGGGAAAATGATAGATGTCACCACGCGCCGCGGCAGCAGGCACGAGGGTCGCGAGCAACGCGCGCATTTGGTCCTTGGTCATGGTCGTCTCCCTGATAGTCGGCGGACTAGCGGCACTTTCTGTTCAGACCGCCCGAAATTTTTTAACTGCTTACAGAATATCACATTGGGTGTTTAAGTCAAGCAAATGGGGCAAAATAATGATATTTGGTTCACTTTTGTAGTAACGGCTACCATCTGGTGTAATGTCCTATTGTTATATATAATGTTACTAATAAGTATATATATAAGCCCTTGAAAAGACTGCAATGTTCTAAATGTTACTAATGTTGTGCCGGAATCAGTGATGCGAGACCGTGGAGTTGGCGCTGGGGTTTCATGCAGATGCTCGGCCCCCGCACGCGACCCCCGGGTATCTCTGTTTTACGCGGAACATTAGGAACATTATGTAAAATCAATGACTTACGGACCACTAAAACGGAACATTACAAAAAAAACGGAACATTGCGTAATATCAATGACTTAGCACTCGTAACATTAGTAACATTACATCATTTACTAGTACATTACAGTTAGTCCGCCGACTAACGCCCAAAAATTTGACCAAAGGGGTCAAATCTGTAATTTACAACCTAGTGATTGAACATGTGATTTGGGTTTCACGCTACGCGTGTGTTAGTCGTCGGACTAACGATTTGCTCGATGCGGCCCTGAGAACTGGTCTCGGGGTTAGTCGGGCGGACTAACGGGCGATCTGGTCGGGTGGTCTTGCGCGCATGGCCGAAAGCGTCGGTGCTCGATGTCGCTCGATGCGGCCCTGAGAACTGGTCTCAGTGGCCTGCGCCGGAACGCAGGCATAAAAAAAGGGCCAGCCCCGAGGGGCTGACCCAGTTGTCTTACTTCTGCTTGGGAGCGTTCAATGTCCCGCCGAAAGCTTTGGCCGCCGCGCGTAGTGCCTTCTGCGCGTCGTCAAGGTCGCAGGACAGTGCCTCGGCATCTTTGAAGGTCTTGTTGTAAGCCTTCTGCAGATAACCTAGGACAACGTCTTTCGCCCCGGTCGGGGTGCGTGGCGTGCCTGCCGTGTCGCCAAGCTCGTCTGCAAGTTTCTGCGCCTCGCGTTCGATCAAGGCGAGCCGGACCTTGCCCAGCCACGAATCGGCTTGGCCTGCCCATGTGGTGAGCGTCTTTCCGTTTTCGTCCCGCAAGGTGCCTTTGGGCGTGCCGGACAACAAGACCTTGTTGGACACCGCATCGTCGGCATACCGGACAAGATCGGCATCTGACAGACGCTTGCCTTTGATCTTGATAGTCGCTGCGCCTACCAGCAAAAGTTGCGGGCGCATCCAATCGCCATTGAACCCCGCCGGAAGTTTCTTCTTGGGCAGGATATTGGTGGATGTGAACCCGTCTGCGATCAACTTGTCGATGAACGCGAGGCGCGACACCTCGGCGCGGTTTTCATCGTCAAGTGCCTTACGGCCAAGGGCGATCAGCGCCACAAGGGCGGTCGAGAGTTTGTTAGCCATATTGTATTCCATTCATGTTATGCCGTCGGCACCATTGCCGTCCGGTGAGATCTTTATGGCATGACTTGATAGGCAAGTGTAGTGTTTGAGCGCCGTTATCACCGCTTTATAGCATTAGTCGGTGGGACTAACGGCAAAACCGGGCCATATCCCGACCCCCACCGGGGGGCACCCCCCTTGATCGGGCGGCGGCGCATATGCTGTATATAGATATTATTCCACATCAACGTAGCGCTATTTCAGTACATTACACCATATAGCACTAAAACACATTATTTAATACCCCCTCCCCCATCGTTTTCGGCGCGGACTCACAACTCCACAAAGACGAGCCCCCCTCTTCTAAGTAGGGACTCCCAAAACGGTGCAAACCGGGCTATGTTGTATAAAATCTCCCTAAAGGGTGCACCCATGGAACTAAAAATCGACTCTGATCTGCCCCTCTCTGAGGGGGATACCCCCGATGGATACATGCCAACCCTATCCGCCGCTGCAGGTACGGCCCGGCTTCTCGCCGAGGCGGGGCTAGAGATCGTTTTCAACGACGAGGCCCTAGATGATGCCGCTGCCACGGCTCGGCAGGCTGCACGGATGCCCGCTGCACTGCAGCAAAGAAGCGCAATTAGGGCCCTCACTAAGAAAACACCTGCTGCTCTCCTGCTCACGGAGAAGATTTTGAACGATTATGGCCACAAGATCGTCGAAGAGGCGTCTCAGGTGCGTCATATGGTGGTCAACAAGCTCATCGTGGAGACCGAGAACCCCGATGCACGCATCCGGGTGAAGGCGTTGGAGCTCTTGGGCAAGGTTTCCGACGTCGGGCTGTTCACCGAGAAGCAAGAGATCACGATCACGCACCAGACGAGCGACGACCTGCGGGATCGGCTGCGGAGAAAGCTGCAGAAGATGGTGGACGTGACGCCAGAGGGCGTCGACGACGCCGAGATGGTCGAAGACGGAGGTGAAGAGTGAGCGATACATTTTCGCGTAGCGAGCTGGAAACACTGCTGCGCAGTGTCGATATGCTCGACGAGCTCGAGCTCCTTGAGATCGAGAAGATGATCGTGGAGCTGGACAAGCGGGCCACGCTGCAGGCTGCCAGAGACGACCTGATTGCCTTCTGCCTATACATGGACCCTAACTATAAGGTGGGCCGACACCACCGCATCCTCGCGGATAAGCTCATGGCGATTGAGGCGGGCGAGGAAGACCGGGTCTGCGTCAACATCCCGCCTCGCCACGGCAAGTCTCAGCTCGTGTCTACATACTATCCGGCATGGTTTATCGGCAGAAACCCCGGGAAAAAGGTCATGCTGGTGTCTCACACCACTGATTTGGCCGTCGATTTCGGTCGGAAGGTGCGAAATCACATCGACTCGGACCCATATCGGGACGTTTTCCCCGGTACGGGGCTCTCACCGGACTCAAAGTCGGCTGGGCGCTGGAATACGACCACATCTTGCGAGTTTTACGCCACGGGCGTCGGCTCGGCCCTCGCGGGCCGCGGTGCTGACCTGCTGTTGGTTGACGATCCGCACTCCGAACAGGACATCTTGAACGGGAACTTCACGGCATTCGACAAAGCCTACGAGTGGTTCGCCTTCGGTGCCAGAACGCGTCTGATGCCGGGTGGTAGAGTGGCTATCGTGCACACCAGATGGCACCAAGATGACCTCACGGGGCGTCTGATACGCGATATGACCAACAACGAGGACTCCGACCAGTACGAGGTGGTGGAGTTCCCTGCGATTCTCGAGGTCGAGGACGCGGAAACGGGCGAGTTTGTGCAAAAAGCCCTGTGGCCTGAGTTTTTTGACCTGCAGGCGCTGCTGCGGACAAAGGCGTCCATGCCGGTGTTCCAGT